TTTGTATCTTCCACGTTTAGTTCTAGCACGTTTAGGTTTATGCTCTTCATTCATTACCAATGGTGGTAATATTTTTTCTGCAAGCCAATTCCACATAGGAATAATGCCTGTTGTTTTTGGTGTTACTTGATGTTTAATTCTTAATTTTCTCTTTTTTGTCATTGTTCTCCTCTAACTCGTTATCGGACAATTCACTTAAAATTAGTCCTTCTATTAATATTTTCTTTTCTTCGTTAGTATATTCTCTAATCATATTTATGTCCATATCCAATCGTCTTTCCTGTTATCTTCATTAGCCTTGTTCGTCTTTTTAACCTTGTCAAGTTTTTTTTGTTCCTCTGGAGATAAGCAAGACTTAAAAAATGAAGCTATGGACGCCTCATTTTCTTTCTTTAACTCATTATCTAGTCTCTCTTTTTTATTCTGTTTAGATTGTTTAAATGATTCTGCAAGTTCTTTATCTTGTTTCTCACCAAATATTTCTGACCATCTTTTAGCATAAACGTCATTAATAGGACGAGTTCTACCATCATGTCTAAAGTTGTTTTTTGTCATCTTTTATTCCTTTTTCGTACCACTCTGGTATCACTGCTGGTGATTTCCATGTAGCAAATAATCTTTTTTTAGTTATATAATACAGTCTATAAGAACCAATCACATCACCAGGTATTTTACATTCATCTGGCATAGCAGGTGTTGGGTCTGTAGCAATCTTATTTATAGGTATATTTTTAGGTGTATGGGATAATACATCTTTTAATTTCTGAATAGTCATGTGGTCTTTCGTATGATTATATCTTAATTTAAATTCATCACCAAGAGCAATCATATGTTTATACAACCATACATAGTGAATTACATTTGCCATAACCCACACTGTACTAGGGTGTCCTGTATGACATGCTTTGTATAGAGTAGTTTCAAATAAGTTATCTTTCATCAACCATCTTTTAATATTTCTATTACCGTTTTTATTTCTTTGTAGATATTCTTCACCGTCTAGCATTCTATGAGCAGTAGATAACATTTGAGCAGACTCAATAATCATCTTACACACATGTTTATCACATGACATCTTAGCAGCTATAATGGGATCTTTATCTAGATAAAATATATTCATACTACCTCATTATATACGGACCAAACAAAATGGCAAGCAACATTGCTGGTACCACTATGGTCATCGGCCAAAAGTGTAGTAATTCTAGTATTAGTTTTTTAGTTTTTCTTTTCATAATATATCCTTTTTGTTAACTGCCTACAGTCATTTTACTATAATAAGACATGACATTATATTCTTTACATAACTTCTTAAAAGTTTCATGCCAATACTCTTTAGACCAATTAGTACTTGCATTTCTACAAGACCTTTCAGCATTTGATATTCTTATTACTTGTTCATTTGTAAGTGTCTGGAGATCAACTCCGATACTTGTTAGATCATTTTCTTTCATATTCATAGTCTAATATAACACATTTATTCGCCTTTGTCAAGCGCTTTTTCTTTTAATTTCTTACCAATTCCAAGTGATTTAGTTGCAATATCGCCTGGTTTTACTGTAAAAGGACCAATAGTAAACAGTTCAGCGCCAAAACAACCACTCAAAAAGAGTAACATTGTTAATAATAGACTAACCTTTATCATCTAAATTCACTATCTGATTAAGTTTAAGTTTAATCTCATCTGGATTGTCACCAAGGTCTTTTACCAATCCTTTATATTTTTTTAAATTTCTATTTGATTTCTGTAGCCTGTTTAATTTTCTCTGTAAGTCTACCTTTTTACCGGAAGTAATCAATTGTCTTTTCAATCTCCACTGTCTCAATGATATGTTGGCAGCTATCAATAACAATACTGCTAATGGGTCAAATACGAATATTAGTATCAGTATAACAATCCTAACAGACTTGTCAAGATTATCTTTTGCATTTTCACCATATATTAACTCTGCAACGTACTTGATAGGACCAACCTCTGCCTCTATCTTATCTTGTGCTAGTGATAGTGTTGCTTTCTTATCTGACAACTCTTGTATCTTATCACTTGCATTTTCAATCGCATTGTTTAAGGCAGTTCTTTCTTCTTCTTGTTTTGCTCTTTCTTTTAAACCTCTAGTCACATACTCTTTGTCAATATAGACTTCTAATGCTTTATCTAATAGAGTTAAAGTCTTTTGTGATCTATCTATAACTACTTGTTGTCTTTCAATCTGATTGGTAATTTGTTCTAGTTTGATATTATTACCAGATGTAGGTTTAACTTGATCTAGGTGTGCCTTTGATAAGAAACCAAAGATACCCATAGATGTAATAAAGACTAATACTATAACTGCTATGAATAGATACGCCTTTAATAGTCTAGGTATATCACTCTGCCAATTATTGTACAACCATGAGGCTGCTACTAACTTACCTACTTCTAATGCCGTACCCATTGCGATAATAGGTGTTACTGCACCAGCAAATAGTGTTGCAAGACCTATGATAGAATAACCAGCGGCTATTACAGATATAGATATCGCACTCAAAAATGTTAGTAAAATTAGGAACATATTAGTGTCTAAAAGTCTCTCTTATTTTTTTGATTATTGATTTAACTTTCCATGAATAATCTTTATCACTGGCATATGCGTCTAGTGTGTCAACTAGTTCTAAACTATCTGCACCTAAAGCTAACTGAGCTCTGTACTTTTCATATGAGTGGTGATTACTTAATGTATTTATATACCATACCACACCATCACATTCATGTTGAAATACCTTAACTCCCCATTTTTTAGGATTATTTGATGGTAACATATGAGGTTCTCTTAAATCATATGTTCTAATACCAAATAGGTTCTTACCTTCTTTGGCAAATCTACTATCTCCCCAACCAGACTCTAAAGCTGCCTGTGCCAATAGTAAATCTTTATCTACTCTATTCGTTGTAAGATTATAGAAATAGATATAGGTTAAACATTGATTAACGTTGTCTATAAACTGTTGATTGTTTATATGTTCAAAGTTAGGTTTCTTTGGTAGATTACTATTTGCCTGTGCTTTATAAAAATGAAAAGTAACTGCACAAAATACAATAATAAATCCAACCATTAAGGTTTTAGATACTATTTTAAATGTTTTCAAATCTTCCTCGCTGTGTAATCGTAACCAGACCACTCTTGTCCTTCTTCATCTGTAAATTTAGGAAGTTTAACTTGATATAAAGATAGACCAGTTTTAAGTTTGGTAACTTTATCAAATATAACTTGTGCCTGTTTATCAGTGAAGTTATCGTATACGTCTTTTGCCCAATTACCAGTGTAGTATACTCTACTTGTTCCTGATAAATTTGAAGGTTTTCCTATTTCTTGTAGTTGTATTAATGCTTCACCAATTCTACCTTTAAGGTAAGGGTCAAGTTCTTTTACTTTTCTTCTCACTTTGTCCATGTTATAAGTCCAATCCTATTTTGTTTAATTTAGAACGATAACTATAAAATAATTGATTATGGTTACCGGTGTCTCCTTCGTTGGCCATCTGATATAGATGAACCATTTCGTGTGCTAACGTACAAGCGAAATCTTTTTTGTTTTTATAATACGGTATCATATGAAGTTGGTACTCTCTAGCACCAGTTCTATCCCAATCGTAGGTTAATACTTGGCCGTATATTTTCTCTGTTTTGTGTCTAAGCTGTTTAATAAGAACTTTGTTAAAAGGGGAAAGTTTGTTATCAAAGACTAGTTCATTTATCATAGTAAAATACATTTTTATATCTTTGTAAGTTGTTTTGTATTTCTTGTCAACTTTAGATATATCTTCTTTAATGATAGATTTAACTTTCTTTATTTTGTGTAGTTTTGTTGATTTTCTTAATGCCATATTTCCTTATTAAGTTAATCATTATATACAATCCTTGTCAACCGCTTTTGTGTCTTTTAATAGTTCACATTTATACTTCTTGTCTGCTTGTAATCTTAAATCTGTCATAACAGAATCTAAAATTGATGGTAAATACTTTTGAAGTACACTTACCATTTCTAAAGCGTAAAGGTGACCAAGTTTCTGTAGTTCAGATTCCATTATAGCTTGATTGTCTATAGATGTACCCTTAATCGTCTCCGATATAACGTGACCAATAACTGCCGTGTTATAATCGTCTGCCTTAGCAAGTGATGATAGAGCATTCCATAATACAATGTTTACTATCGCAATCGTCATTAACAACTTTTTCATAATATATCCTTTTGTTCTTATTAATATATTTAGGATACCACTGTTTGGTATAGAAGTCAAGCGAAAAGTTTTTTAGAAAAGCGAGTAAAATGAGGGTTTTTAGAGGGTACTTTGTGTCGCACCCTCTAAAACGTGAGGTTTTTAGTTGTTTTTAACGAAATTATCTGACCAGTTAAATGCTTCTTTAACTAGGTTTTCAGTTAAACCTTTGTATGTTTTGTTTAGGTCTTTGTTCTTAATGCCTAATAATACATCTGCGTCTTTGTTGTGTAATGATTCTAGTAGTCCAAGAAACATTTTCTCTTTTTGCAAAGAATTAGTTACCGGATCTGCACCTTTAACAAAGTGCCATAGTTTTTTACTTGCATAGAATAGACTAGTATGTTCAGTCCCTTCAGGTGCTTCGTTTCTCATAAACGGTGGATTACCAGGTGGCATATCAAATGCGATTGCCGGATCAAATGCAGCTTTGAGTAATTGTCTCATGGCAGCTGTATCGTTCTTTTTTAATATTTTTAATTTGTCTTCTTTGTTTTTAGCGTTGTTGATCAGCGTAAAAATTTCATGTACAGTTTGTTCTCCTGAACCTGACGTTCTCTGAGCCGCCATTAAAGCTTTGTTTACTGGTGGTAATTGTGGCATAATTTATTCTCCATATATATGTTGTTAAAAATCACTTGTATTTTCAATTAATGATTTCAATTTATTATCAATAAAGTAGTTTAATAGGAGCGACCTATCTTTTACTTTATAATTTCTGTAAGTATTTATAATCGTTTTTTCTACGTCTTCCGGTATCTGTGATAGATCAATCAAAGTCTTGTTTCTATCATAGTTCTTTTTTACTTGTGGGTCTATTTCTAATGAAGTCTCTATATTTTTAAACTCTTCCAATCTTTTCTTATTGATAGGCTTTTGTCTCTCGTCTCTTAAAAATATATCGTCATCACTTAATACATTTGGTACACCATCTGATCTATCACCTTTGATAATTTGTTCGTGTAAGAATTGTATAGGGTCTACTTGCTCACCAATAAAACTTTTAAGAATTGGACTAAATTGGTAAACATCTCCGTAATGGTGTAACTGTATAAAGTCTTTGTCACCTGATACGATTAAGTATTTGTCTTCTTCTCTCAATTTTATAAGACTAGCGATAATATCGTCAGCCTCTGTATTATCTACATGCATAACTACGTATGGAAAGTTATCAATCAATTCTTGTTTGATCTCCATCATAATTTTGAATATGTTATCCCAATCAGTATCCGAATCTACTCTTCCTTTTCTTCTACCATGTTTGTAGTTAGGAAATATAGTTCTTCTCCATGGATTGGCAGCGTCTGAACATAGTACCATTGTACCATATTCTTCTCTAAACTTTAGATTAAAACCACGTAATGAATTTAATACCATTTGTCTTACCATTTCTAAATTAGGTTTAACATCTGCTTTGCCTCTGGTCTGCACCATCAGGTTTGAAATTAGTACTTGATTTAAATCTACGAGTATCATTTAATTATATTCACTCCAATGCTTGTCTTTAGGTGTTACTTTACCTTTAATCTTTGCTCTTATTCTACTTCGTAATACTGAAATTCTATACTTGATACCATCAATGGTTGTCCACATCCAACCACAATCATGTGGTTCTATTTGTTTTTTAAACCATTTATTGGTCTCTTGTAATGTCTTGATTTGAGTTTGTAATTGTTTTACTGTTGACATCTGGTTTCCTGGTTGAGTTAGGTAGGTGGCGATTGCTCGCCACCATACACAATGTTCTAGTTTTTGTAAGCGAATGGTGTTCCGTACAGTTTAGTAATACCAGCAGCTATGATAGCTTTAGTTGGTGAACCAATTCTGTATGAAGTTCCTTTTGCTGACTTGTTGATATAGATCATATTACCTTGTGATCTTAATTTATCAACCATCGCTCTTGGCGATATAAGGTCAAACTTGTTTCTTAATACTGTCCAAGATACAGCTTCACCTTTGTTCAAAAGATTTAATACCTTTTGAGTTTTGCTCATAGCAGGTCTTCCGACTCTACCAAAAGCGTTTTTAATTGATTTAAACATTTTGTTTAACTCTCCTTTTGTTGTTATTAAATGCTATTTTACAACCTGCTGAGGCGATTACCGGAGTAATTTTGTTAGAAAGACTATTTGTCATCATCGTTACCAAGGTCCTCATCACTTTCAAAGAAAGTGCCGGCACCATTTGTTAGATCATCTAGTTCTTCTTTAATTTCTTTATTAAATGGTCTTGTAGGTTTAAGTGTTTCCATAACTCTACTGTAATCAATTGTTGCTGATCTGTGGCCATTTTTCATTTGTTTTACTTGTACTATTTTATCTATAAGAGAGTGTGATGTATGTTTCATACCAAAGTCTCTGTATATTAAACCTCTTAATGAGTCAACCACCATTGCTAAGTCTTTTGTAAAGTTAATCTTATCTGTTTTGATTGCAATGTCTAAAAAACTGTTTATTAAATTCATAACTATATTATCTACAGACGATTCAACAAATGCTTTCGTCTGAGCATGTTTAATTTTATCATTAGCTTCAGATTGTTTCTTTACAAAGTCTGGAGTAGGTTCACTTGTACCACCTTTATATCTTACAATCTTATTAGTAGGAAACTGTATAATATTATCTTTTTCATCTACCACTATAAAACCTTACCCTCAAAATTAATCTTGCCTTCTTCTACAAAAAACTCTAGTAGTTGATTATATCCACCGACTAGTTCATCATCTATTTTAACTTGTGGCATTGATTTAACTTTTTTACCAATGTCCTCTAACATAACATCTAAAGACGCAAAGTCTTCCATCTTACGTTCTTCGTATTCAAGGCCAAGATTCTTTACAAGTTCTTTGGCCTTGGTACAGAATTGACAGTTATTTTTACTGTATATTACTATTTTCATTTTCTGTTTTCATTAAGTTATCATAAGCAATGTTTGCTTTTTTCTTAACATTATATGAATCCACAGCTTCTTCAATTGTGAAGTTATACATTTTATTGTATTCGCCCATTGGTAATCTTAAACCAATCCAAGCTCTGTAGTATCCATTTTTAGTTATAGTTACATCTTTAGCAAAGATTTCATAACCTCTAACAGGTGTCTCTTTGATTAAGTTTACTATTGTAGACTCAACCTCTGATACAGTTGTTTTGTTATTATTCTTTCCTAGTTCAGTAATAAACTGCTTACTAGACTTATTCATTTCGCCTTTGATAATGTCGGCTAATTCTGCTTTCGCAATCATCATACCTTTTTCTATTGCTAGATTAAGGTCTGGTGATACGGCAGTACCAACACCAAAGATACACATTTTATCTTTGTCTTTACCAAATTTAGGTGTATCACATGCTTTACTTTCTTTAAAGTCAGCCATGTACCACTTTGGCACTTCATTAAGGACTTTGCCTTTCTCGGACTTCATATTGTAAGTTGCCGAACAGTTAGCCATTAATAGGCCTGCTACTGCAATTCCAATAAGTTTACTTACTTTGTTTTTCATCATATATTATTTACCTCACTTTTTATATAATACACTAATTGACCTGCTTTGTCAAGTCCTATTTGAATATAGTCCAGGAACTCACTTCCAGACAATCCAGTGATTATTACAAATAAAAGTGATAGTATGATTAGATTTTTAATCATATTATTGTACCTTCCATTCACCGTCCTTGTTAAGACACGTCTTTCCGAACGACTTAAACACGTGTTTTGGTCTACTATAGACTCTACAGTACTCTGGAGCAGATATATCTCTATAGTAAAACTGAGCAAACAGTTCCCAATAACTTGGGCCGTCTACTTTTTTTCTACCATCAGCACACTCCAACGTCTCTTGTTTTTCAACTGTATTGTCGGTTGTTTTGATAGTAATTTTGACATAACAATATTGATCAGCTGCATTTTTTGGTTCTATTGTAGTGATCTTGTTATAATAAACTTTGTCTTTTTCTTTCTCAACTCTTTCAATTTTGTCTAATACTTCAATAGTCTTATTAACGGTATCTGATACCTCAACATTTTTTACAGGCACAACTAGACCAGATAGATCACCATTCTCACCATGATCATGGTCTGCTTTGGCACTTACTGTAAGTATCATTAATATTACTAAAAATTTATTCATTGTACCTTTAATTTCTTTAACGTATCATTAACTTCAAAAAGTTCATCTTCAAGTTGGTGTACTTTTGTTTCGTCTCTACCTTGATAATGATCCATTTGTTCTATAATTTGTTTCTTTTCTTCTCTTAATCTATTCACTGTAGGATTATCGCTCATATTTACCCTTATCATTAGAAACTAATTTACACTGTAGTTGTACATCTTCTATCATTGCATTCACTTCAGCGTCTCTTTCAGGAGTTTTAGGTTGATTGTATTTTGTATCATATAATCTATCACTCACTTTTTTTATTCCATCAATCTTTTTACAAAGATCACTTATTCTATGTATCATATTATTTACTCACCATTTCTACCCAACGACCATCTGGTAACTGACAAGTAGTACCAAAGACAACCGAACGGTTAACACCACCAACACCAATTAGTGGCCATTGACTTGTTATATCTACAGTGGCGTCATAATCTTTACACTTAAAAGGACCCTCTAGGTATGATTTAGTAACTTTTATAATACCTGAATTGCCTGTTTTTTTATTGTACCAATTTGTGTAAGATGAACCACTAGGACCATTATTTAAATGATCTACGAATACAGCATTGTGTACATCGTAATCTGAATTATACATAATTTCTGCACCAGCAAAGGCACCAACAACAGCACAACCGGCTATCATATATGGGTCTTGCACACCAAGGTTTATACATGCACCAGTGGTTGTGGTTGAACCTAACACAGCACCAACTTGCGATCTATTCGTGTTGGCACAATTTGTTAGGGTTAACCCGACTAAAATTATAAGTATAAGTCTCATCATTTATTGTTTCTTAGCAAATAACAATTTAATTTTGTTAATAGTATTACTTAACTGCTCTTTGCCCTCTGCCCAACTCTTAGCTTGGTATTCTTTTGTCTTTACAATTTCGTTAGACAAATGATTTGTAACTTTAGTTGCAACATCTTCACTTTTAGCCATTGTCATTGTCATTAAGACAGCAATGGTTAACATCATCATAGTTTTCATATTTTACGTCCCATAGTTTTGAAATCGGAAGAATCTACAACCTGATATGTTCCCTTATTGTAACCGATCCCTATTGTTTTACCAGCAGGCAATGTAACTTTTGGTAAACTACGTTTACGAGTACTGCCTGAAATATTATCACTTGTTGGTAGAGAGTTCATTTTCTGACCATTGATATCTAAAGTATAATCAGGCATAGTCTTTACACCGTTGATTAACTTTAGATTCACAGGTCTGTATCTCTCTCTAATTTTTTTCACTATTCTTCTTTGTTAATGTTAATTTCAAGTTCTTGTGACTCTAGTGATTTCTTCATTGCATAAGTCATACCGAAACCGATTTGATAAAAAGTATCTCTCGGATTGACAGTTCTATATGCATTTTCTAAAGCGTCAAAGTTAACACTAACGTTCTCATAATAATGAGGGTTAGACTTCTTCAACTCTTTATGTTCTACACAGAATTTAAGTCTGTTAGTAAAGTAGTCATTTTCTTGTTCATCTAGTGTTTCAAGTTTAGACAGTTTAACGTCTTTTACTTTTGCGTCTGCAAACTCTTTGTATAAGTTTTCTTTGTCGTATCTGAAAGTTGCACTCATATAGTATATCCTTTTGTTATGTTAATAGTCTTTATCCTACCACAGTTCTTCTTAAAAGTCAAGCCATTAAAAAGCGTGATAAACATTGACTTTCCTGCGTCTAGGACAGTCCCGGACGCCTTAAAATCAATGATTCGTACTCTATTCACCATGAAAATTGAACGATCCCATTGGTAAACCATTGTCTTTTTTGTATTCTTCACTATTCAAGTATTTGTCAACTGCTTCTATATCAGTTTCATACTCTTTGATCTTTTCATCAATCAAATCCATAGTGGTTGAATCAGTTCCTTCACCTAACGATACCTTAATCTCTTTTAGGTCGTTAAGTGGTCTGAATAAGTCGTGTATTGCCATATTATTTACCTCTCATTTCTTCAGCGTTAATATTAATCATTGTGTCAACCTCATCTGGTATGTACACTTCGTCTGCCATTGAGTTAACCTCAACGTCTCCGTTTTCTTCAGCATACTCATCATCTGTATATGATACTTTACCAACATACTCAATATCTCCTGATTCACTATAGTTAGCGTCAACCATATATGTTTCAACGCCGTCTTTTTGTTCAGTGATCTCATGGTTTATTTGAGAGTGGTCTATACCATTGTCGCCAAGTTTATTTTCAGCAGCTTCTTTATTATCTGCCAACACATCTTGCTCTATGCAAAGTGTGTAATAGGTCTTTTTTCTATAAAGATTTTTACCTAAATCTTCTTTCATTACCATTACATTTGTATCTATTGTCATTAGTGTTCTCCTTTTAATTATACTGGCGTTATTGGGTCTTTAAGTTTAGCCATTTGTTCAACTCTAGTATCTGATTCTAAAAAACCATCTACTGACCATTCTTCATCTTTAGCGTCCTCACTACTCATTAATAAAACTATGTAGTGTATTGCCTTTAATAAATCTTTTCTATTCTTACCATCTTTCTTACCATATCTACAAAGATATTTAATTGCATTAGCCTGGCAGAAATCTTTATCAATCTTTAATTGTCTTAACATATCTTGTACTTGAAAACCATCTTTAGTTGTACTATAGTGTTGGCCATAAGTTGAACTAATATAATCTCCTATTTCTTTTACTATCTTATCTTCACCGTATTTCATTAACTTGCTCTCCTATTTAAATTTTTATGATTAAATGATTCTGTAATCTCTGGTGCATAATCTTTTTTAAAGAATTGTCTGCCATTATATAATTGACCATAATCATTAAACAATGAATTATCACCTGTAGCAATCTCACCAAACGCTTCTTCATAAGTTGTATAGTAATCATTACCATGCATTATCTTAACTTTGGTACCACCAACAAAGTTGGTTGCTGATTCATCGTAATTTTTATCACAATATTTTTTAATCTTATCTTTAAACTTCATTAGTGTATTAACATGTTTCATAGATACGTTTCTAAAGATAGTTGAATATGAGAAGAAGAAATCTCCACCGTCATCACTATCTTGGTATTCTCTACCATAAACTAAATGAATTGTATTATTCTTGTTTAACATTAAGCTGCCTCCAACATACTCATTGATACTCTATAAATTCTACCGTTTAGGTCAACTAAACATTTTGTAGACATTATCTTTGTAACAACACCAAGAGTTTTTTTAGTCTTTTGTACTACGTTAACTTGCATACCAATTTTAAATTCTCTTTTGATCTTGTTTTGTACAATTGTATCAATCAACACTTTTGTATCTTGCAATTGAGTGATTGATAAATTATTTAAATCGTTTATTGTAATCATTATTGGATCTCCTGTGTTATCACTTCTTCAACATTATCTGAATCAATACCAACCATTGATAAGTTGTCTAATTTTAATATTTTCATTTTACAAGTATCAAAGTCTATTAAGTCTTCTTTTAGATTTTTGATAATTTGATCAACAGCATTTTCTACTGAAGTTTCAATGTATTGTTTTATTTTTGACATAGTGTTTTTCCTTTGTTAGTGTTTATATTATTAATCCTATCATAAAAAGATACGTTTGGCAACAAGTCTTTTGTAGTGTTTGTTTTTATTACCATCTTTTTTGTTTTCATATCATTATCCTATCATACTGACCAAGGAAGTCAAGCGTTATTTTTTTGTTGTGGGATAAGGGTTATTGGCGTAGAGTGTTCTGGTATTGTTCTATTTCCAGTTGGAAAGCACCCATTCTTGCGATGATTCGTGTGGATTAGGTTGGCCATGGAATACACATACCTTGGTATTAGGTCTTTTATCAAAGGTCATCTGCGATTTATCAATTCTTGGATTAACTCTATCGTACCATTTATATGAGAAAGACCACTCATCTGGCATTACCTTGATATATGATGTTTTCTTCATAAAATAACTTATTACATTTTGATCACCATGGTTTCTTAACATATTGTTTTCATCTTCTTTAAATGACTTCCATACGTAATCTGCTGTTTTGTTGTTGAATTTCATTATACTTGAATTGTATACAGTGCTATTAGGATTGAAATCATTAATAACACCAAAGGTATCATCATCACCAAATGTTGCTAGTTCATCTATGTTATCTAGTATCACTACATCTAAATCAAAGTATAAACAATTACCTTTTAAGTCAGCCTCTGGACTGAATAGTGTTAGTTTGTTCCACCACCCATCGTAATTCGTAAAAGGCAGTCTTCTAGTCTGGTAATTTGGTATCTGGTTATTCCTAAAATCAAATGTTTCGTGAGCAAAGTTCTGTGAAGGGTGATCGGTGTAAACTATAAAGTTAAATGGTATAGAAAGGTTTCTTTTTACCATATTATATAGTTTACTTACATAGTCAGGACTATACTTGTTTCCCCAATATACACAAACTACATTAACCACTATAATATCTTATTTTCATGTAAATGTTTTAAAAATTCAGTTGCTAATTTTTCGTGACCTTGTTTGTTAGGGTGTACATCTTCATCTGATATTTTATCTTGTTTTTCTAAACAATCCTTTAATGTCCATGATTTTTGATTCCAATATGTGTTACTTATTACATCACCTGGCCAACCTAAAAAATTACTATTCATCAACTCATTGTAACCTGTAGAAACCAGGCATTCTTTCATTTCAGATTCCCAATGTTTTTTAATTTCTCTATCATCACTTATTTTATTAAATACATATCCTCTCCATAAAGATATCATTTGAAATTGTACATATGGTAATTTAAGTTGTTTGCATAAATTTTGATATGCATATTGATATCTTACAGATTTTAAAAGCCAATAGTAAAGATCACCTTTATCATCAAAATTCATATTTGTCCAGCTGTCTTGTTTTTGTGTACGAGTTACTAATTTTCTTTCTGACCAATCACGTCTATTACCTTGTGACCAGGCAGCTACTACTAAACCTATATCTGGTTTATGATAAGTCATTCCTTTTCTAACTGCATATGGTTGAGTTAGGTAATCTGATATATTACTATAAATTTTTTCATTACCTGCACCACTACTTGCTAAGTTTACACAATCCATATCTAGTTCTTTTGCAACTAGTTCAGGCCATTTAGGCCATGATGTATCCAAGTCTGGGTGTTGTACTGAAACCATATTAGTATCAGTAAAACTACAACCACTAACTAATAGTATCTTTTTCATATTACAAATATTTTATCTGATTGTTTACTCATTACTTTGTATGCTGTACCATCTGCCATTTCTTTTATAGTAAACTGATTGTTTGCTAATAGTTTTAACCACTCATTTACATTATCATCTGTAGGTCTTAATGGGTCATTTATAAACTGTATAAATCTTGTTGAAACTGGCCATGCAACATTTCTACCATCTGTAACTACAGGTACACCGTTCATTACTGCGTCTACAGCCGATAAACTCATATTGGTTACTAGACAGTGACAATCATCTAGATCGTCTTTTATGTCTCTGTTCCACCATTCATTTCTAGGTCTAGGTTTAAGTCTAACTCTTATCTCTCTTGTAGTATATTTTTCTATCTCTTTTGTTATAGATTCTATCCACTCTCCTTGAGTTGTGCCATTGTGTTTGTATGTTACTGTTTCGGAAGAAGGACATACAAGTATATGATCTCCTTCTCCTTGTTTCCAACCATCAAAGGTTGCATTGATACCTTTACTGTCTAAATCTTTTAATCTCTCTGCACCACCTCTTTTTGATCCTGTTAACGTGTGTATATTTCCTTTTACAATTCTAAAGTAAGTCTTATCTACATCATGTATTTTAGGTATAGGATACCTTGTAATTTGTTCAGTTAAATAACCAACATCAACATAATACCAATCTATGTTATTCTTTTCTAGTTCTATGATCTTTTGTACATTTGATTCTCCTAATCCCCAGAAAAAATGTGTATCGTATATACTTTCTTGTTTCCAACCTTTTTCAATAGCAGGCCAAATCTCATGGGATAGACAATCTACCTTTTGCATTTTGTGTGTATAAATCATAATAATCTTTTGTGTACCTCACCTGTATTTATCTCACCCATTTTCCATTGTGTATATGCCGTATCGTATAACCATTGAGTTCTATCGTGTGTAGGCATTGTTGTTTCTTCTAAAACATTTAGTTTATGAGAAGATACTGGCCAAGCATGTGATGTTTTTGATAATGTAATAGTAGGAACACCCTCACATACTGTTTCTACCAAACTATTACTTGAATATGAAATGGCTACTCTAGCATGATCTAGGTCCTTATATAAGTCTTTACTACTAGATTTATTAAATGTTTGACCAACATTTTTACTAAAAAGAATTGTGTTTCTTACAGGTAGTTTTAATAGTGTTCTTAAATACTTTAAAGGAAATCTAGGGTGTACTCTAATCATAATATCTTCAGCACTATACTTTGATATTTCCATAATAGTATGTCTTATCCATTTTTCATAGTCATTATCATATTTACAAAGGTCATTTAAACTAGTATCTTTCGGATTTTGTAATAGTAATAAAATATAATCACCATTTTTCTTCCAAGGTTTTATTTCTATATTTTGTTCTCTTTGTATTTGTAACCATCTATCTGAAGGACAGTTCTTATTATTAAAATAACCTTTATTGTAAGTATAACATTCTTTACCAACTCTATAGTAATAATCTGGTTTTTGTATATCTAAATTTTGTCTAAAGGTTGCTTGTTCTACAACTAGTATAGGTTTTGATTGAGCCGATATCCATTTGTATTTGTCGGCATTAACAGTTTTTATATTACCTTTAATGTTTGTTTGAATATATGCGTCTGCTTTATGATTATCTTTATCTGACCATTCTATTAATTTAAAATCTTCATGTGTAGGAAAAACATAATGATTGTTTTTGTTAAAAGGTCCTTTGATACCTATGATCATAAGTTTACCTCTGTTGTTTCTTTATATAACTTATGCCATTCGTCTGCATAATCTTGATCTTTAAACTCTTTATACCAAGGACCACCTAATGTCCAATGTACGTTCTTTGCTGTTTCATTATAACCATACTCACCTACTAACCAATTCCACTCTAATGGTAGTTGACCTATCATATAGTCTCTTTCTAACCATTTAAACTGATGGAGATCAAGACCACTTGCTGTGTTAACATATTCGGGTGTTAGTTTTGTACATTGTGAGTTGTTGAAAAGCATTACACTAGACCAATTCTTTTTAGGAAATTGCTGGTTTTTTGCACCTCTAAATTTTATATCTTGTTTAGGTTTATAATTATGTTGACTACACATAACAGAATATTTAAACGTAGCCTGATTATATAACTCTGCAATATCTGATCGTAACATCATATCACAATCCATAAAGATAGACCACCCTCTATAGTTTGATAGATAAGGTACTAGAAATCTACTAAATGCAAAGTCTGTTGATTGATTAGATTGTTTTTCTCTTGTGAATTGTGGTAAATTATTTAAACTTAATGGTGTTATGGTTACAGGTACACTAGAGTGTTTTCTAATACTTTCAGATAGTGTGTGATAAGCAATTTTCTCTCCCTCATCGTACCCTATAAAGATATTAATCATAGACTACTTTCTTTACTTTTACCTGTTTTTTTTCTGGCACCTTTTGTGTGATCGTAAACTCTACCTAATATAGACCTGGCTTGTACATGACCTACTCTGCCATCACCTATACTATGATTTAAAACACCATACTTTTCTTCTAAATTTTTCCTAACTACATCAAATATCCATGAGTCGTGTTGTTGTTCTTCTTTAAATAGTAATTCTTCATCATACATCTTTCTCATATCATAAGCAAATTGTTTTATAAATGGGTGTTTCATATTAAAGAAAATGAAACCACATTCGCTGTATTCAGTTGGTCTACCAAGATAGGATATCATGTGGCCTTCTTTGTATATGTTCTTTTCAATCCATTTAGCATCAATCTTTTTATAGAATACACTGTCTGCGTCTATAAAGATAATACCGTCATAACCTTTAGTTGTTAAGATTGATTGTGTGTATGCATATACTTTGTAAGAAAAACGTACTGCGTCTTTTCTATAGTCTAATGGAATATCTACTTTGTTTCTATCTACAAATTTTTTAAAAGAAGGTATATCATATAGGTCTTCATCATCAAATATTTCTAGATCAAATGGCCAATTATATGTCTTTTGAAATCTATGAGCATACTCTTTAAATAACTTATCGTTCCATGTACTAATTACTTTGATTTTCATAACCAACCTTTGCTATATAATATGCGTCCACAATATCTGTTACAGGATTATTTAATTTTTGTTGATCAAAGTCTTTCATTAAATCTACTTTCGTTTCTTTTTTGAGAGTTTGATACATAAGTTCTTTGTCTGCATTACCTTTGCCTGAAGCATACTTCTTAACGACACTAGGCACAACTGTATCATATTCAATGTTGTGTAACAAAGATAATCTATATTTAAGAATACCACAATTCTCGGCAATCTGAAAGACAGCCTGGCCTTTAGACCCGTAAGAGTATCCTTCAATGAAAATTTTATGATTGATTGTTTTAGAAAGTATATTGCAAACCCAATCTGAAATGTTAGCAAATCTATGGATTGGACTAGTGTATTCTTGTATTTCATCACCTATTATATTATGCCTCATCTTGCCAATGTATTTCTTCTTATTTGTTAAGAAGTAAAATTGACATTTGTTAAAATCAAAAGTATTTTCTTTGTCTACCACACATATGGCAGGACTATTTAAACTGTAATCAATCCCAATTATCGAATCTGCTTTCTGTATCTTCATAATCTGTCAAGTCTTCCGTTTCATGTCCACAAAATGGACAGGTGATTGGTTTAAGGTCCTGTATATGTAGGTCCCATTCAACGATATATTTAGTATCACAGTTAGCACACTGATTTTTTTGTTTTATTAATTGAGCCATTATAGTTTGAATTTCTTAAATTGATTTTTGGTAACGTCTTGTTTTATTCCACCCACTACATAAGATTCAATTTCAGTTTCTTGTGGTGCATTTTGAGCCGATCTACTATTCAACCAGTGTTCAACCCATGGTAATGGATTATTCTTTGTTTCATACATAGGTTTTAAACCAATTGCTTTCATTCTTCTATTAGCTGTGTACTCTACAAACATATGTAATAACTTTTCAGATAATCCGATCATAGAACCTTTACTAAACAGATAAGTTGCCCAACGTTTCTCCTCTTGTACTGCTTCATCATACATCTTATAAACTTCTTTTTCATTTTCTTTGATTACTTTTAACATATCTTTATCGTTTTCGTAATCTTTCCAATTATTAATAATTCTTTGAGACATCGCCAAGTGTTGACTCTCGTCTCTTGCTATAAAGGATATAATCTTAGCAGAACCTTCTAGTTTTTTCAATTCACCAAAAGCAAATGAACAAGCAAACGATACATAGAATCTTAAACCCTCTAGTATGTTAACTGATATCATTGCAAGATATAGTTTTTTCTTTAAGTCCATCATATCAACTTTATCTGGTGTTAGTGTCCATTGATAACCTGATTTGATTAACTCATCGTAAGTTTTAGTGACCGAGGCTGCTCGTTTTTCAATCTTCTCGTCTTCTAAAATCATGTCAAATACTTCACTTGGATTGTGATATAAATTTTTGATTATGTATGTGTAACTTCTACTGTGAATTGTTTCCATAAAGTCCCATACTATTATGGCACCCTCTAATTCTGGAAGTGATACGAAAGGTAAAAATGCCAAACATGGACCTCTACCTTGTACACTATCTAATAGTGTTTGGTATTTTAGATTACTAGTGAAGATAAACTTTTGGCCTTCGGATAAATCCAAATAGTCGTTTCTATCTTTCTGTAAAGATATTTCTTCAGGTCTCCAAAAATAACCAAGTTGTTGTTGAGTAAGTTTATCAAAGATAGGATATTTAAAAGTATCATACCTTTGTACAGATAGGTCAGGTCCAAAAAACATTAACTGTTTAGTCGTGTCTATACCTTTTGTTTTGTTAAATACTGATTTACTCATATGTTCTTATTTATTGTTTTATATTGTGCAACTATCACAATCCTCTTCAATTTGTTCTTTAGGAGGATCTTCAGGTGTTATTGGTGTATCGTAATCTATAGAGTGTTTAGGCTCTTCAATGTCTTTCTTACTGTCATAAGTGTTTTGATAGTAAGATGTTTTCCAACCTAATCTATAAGTTGTTAGTAAGTCTTGTGCCATAACCGATATAGGTACTTGATTATCTTCATAGTTATCTGGATTATAAGACCAGTTACCTGATATAGCTTGATCAAAGTACTTTTGCATTACGGCTACTACATTTATATATCCCTCATTACTAGGCATATCCCATAATAAAGTATAATAATTTTTTAATTTGTTATATTCTGGTACTATCTGTTTTAATGTGCCTTTCTTACTTTTCTTAACTGATAAGTGGTCTCTAGGTGGTTCAATGCCATTTGTAGCATTTGATACCACACTAGAAGACTCGGAAGGCATTTGGGCCGATAGAGTACTATGTCTTAGCCCAAATTCTTTAATATCTTTTCTTAATTGTTCCCATTTCATAGATAACTTACGAGTTACGATCTCATCTACTTCTTTTTTGTAAGTATCTATTGGTAATATACCATCTGCATATTTTGTTCTATGAAATAGATCACACTGACCTTTTTCTTTTGCAAGTGTATTTGATGACTTTAACAGATAGTATTGAAACGCTTCTGATAATTTATCTACTTCTTTCCAGGCACCTTTTTCATTGTATTTAAACCCTGCTTTTGCTAAAAAGTGTGCGAGACCAATATAACCAATACCTAATGATCTTCTTCCTTTAGTTGATACTTCGGCGGCCTTAACAGGATATTGTTGATGGTCTATAATTTCTTCTAATGATCTTACTGCAAGGTCGCATAGTTCTTCCAGTTCATCCAGTTGATTGAGTTTACCAACATTAATTGCTGATAGAATACATAGAGCAATCTCTCCTTGACCATCTATATGCTGTATAGGAGTGGTAGGGAGTGTGATCTCTTGACATAGGTTACTCATAGTGATAGTATCTTTAAAACTGGAGTGTGTATTACAATGATCAATATTCATTATGTAAATACGACCTGTTTCTGCTCTTTCTTTTAATATGTCTGTAAATAGTGTTTGAGCGCTTACTTTTTGTTTCTTAATAGAAGTTTTTCTTTCTGCTCTTTCATATAGTTCATCAAATGCTGGTGTTCCCCAAGCTTCATATAATTCAGGTACATCATGTGGAGAGAATAGAGTTATTTCTTCTTCATTAATAAATCTTTCATAGAATAATTTAGAAAGTTGAATAGAGTAATCTAATTTTCTAACTCTGTTATCTTCACTACCTTTGTTGTTCTTTAAAACAATAATGTCTTCTATTTCTTGGTGCCAAATTGGGAAGTGTACAGTTGCTGAACCGCCTCTAACTCCGTTTTGAGTACAACACTTAACCGTTGCTTCAAATTTTTTGAGAAAAGGAATAACACCTGTGTGTTGGACTTCACCTCCTCTGATTCTTGCATTGATTCCACGTATTCTTCCTGCATTGATTCCAATGCCGGCTCTTTGTGCAACGTAAGAGCCAATAGCCATGTCGCTGCTGAAAATACTACCAAGAGTGTCGTCACTATCAACAAGTACGCAACTAGCATACTGCTTAATAGGAGTACGGACACCAGCCATAACAGGTGTAGGTATATTAATTTTAAAATTGGATATCGAATCATAATACTTCTTGACATAGGTCATTCTCCTTGATTTTGGATAATTTTGAAACAGTGTAGCAGAAATCATCATGTACATAAATTGTGGAGTTTCATAAATTTCTCCGTTTGATCTATCTTGTACTAGATACTTGTCTATAACTTGTCTTAAACCGGCATATGTAAAGTTGTTATCTCTTTCATGTGTTATCCAGTTTTGCATTCTACTAAAATCTTTTCTCTCATATTTTTTCATTATATCAGGATCATAAACACCTCTTTTAACACACTTCTCTACGTGGTCAATCATACTAGGGTGATCCCATAATCTGCCAATAACTTGTTTTCTTAAACTAAACAATAACAATCTAGCAGCTACATATTGATAATTTGGATTGTCTAGTGATATTAAATCTGAAGCAGACTTAATTAAAATTTGTTGTATGTCATCTGTTGACATGCCATCATAAAATTGTAAACCACTATTCATTTCAACTTGTGACGCTGATACACCTTTTATATCTTCGCAAGCAAACTCAACCATTTCATGTATTTTTTCAATGCTAAGTAGTTCTAATCCACGACCACCTCTTTTTTTAACGTTTAATATTTCTGATGTCATTTAATTTTTTTCCAATGGTTTAGTTTAGTAAGAGCACTTAACTGTGAGTAACTGTTATCTGTTATTATATCTTTTATTTGTAGTTTTGTCAAGCCACTAATTATCATATCATTAATATCTTTTAGTGTTTGATCTTCAGGCCATATAACAATATTGAATCCGTTATCAATCATTTTATACATACGGTTTATAATTTCTTTGTTTCTTGGTTCGTTGTCAAATATATAGGTAATTTTATTATTAGGTACCTTGTTATTTAACATTAAATCTGCACCAGCAGCTGCGATACAGTTGTCTATAAACAAAGCGTCTATAGGTCCTTCCACTATATATACATGATCTTGAAAATTTATACGTTCTAAACCAAATACTTTTTGTTTATTTTCATCTAGTTTAATTGTTAAGTATTTAGGATTTTCTTTACCTAATGCACGACCTTGAAACGCAAATAAATCACCAGTTGTATTATAAAAAGGTATTACTAATCTTTCGTGATCATTTTGAATTTTGTATGTGTTTGGTTTAATTTTGTTTACTAACTCCTCAAATTTATCAGTATAATATAGTTTATCATAAAACTTTTCAGGTATCTTTCTTTTCTTTATGTAAATTTTTGCTGTATGTTCATCATCTAATTGTTCTATAGTTTTTAATGATTCTAATATACCAATGTTTTTAAATACAGGTTTCTCAAACTCCCAATCTGGTTTCTTTGTAGATGGTGCCGACCCTTTATATCTTTCTAATAGATATTCTTCGTACATTTTAGGATCAACATACTTTAAGAAGTTAGAGAAGTTTTGGCCTTGACCACAGTTATGACATTTAAAAAACATGTCGTTCTTTACTCTGTAGAAATATGCCCTTGCTTTTGTTTTGGATTTTTCTGAATCTCCACAATGTGGACATCTGAAATTAAATAGATAGTCAGTTTTCTTCTTAAACTGTCCTAATCTACCTGAAAGGTTGTTAATAAATTTTAGATCAATATAACTAGACATAGTAAGTACACTATACTAGATTATACTCTAAATGTCAAGCCTGATTTTAATTTAAAAATGAGAACCAGGAGATCAATCCGTTCCTAGATAGTGACATTGCTGTTACAGCTTCCATTGCCAGAAAGGCACCGATGATTATCCATTTGTATTTTTCTAATAAACTTACCCGATTACCTATACTTTTCTTTAAATCTTTTATCTCGTTCATTATTCTGGTCTCGGAATCAATACTCTCTGTCTTTCGTTCTTTTATCTCACTTAATAGTCTATGCTCTGATTCTTCTATTAGTTGTCTAGTCTCGTTTTCTAACGTTGATGTCTCACTAGCTCTAATTTTAAGTTTTGAGAATATGACATCATCTATTTTTTCCTGGTGTTCTATCTTTTCTTCATGTACTGCCAGCATAGATTTAATATGAGTTGATACATCTGTTAACTTATCAATAGCAATATCCAATCTACTTTGAATATTATTAACCTGTTGTACGTCTTTGGTTAACTCTGCTAATTGTACGTGAATTGATGTTTGATCGTTATTTACCATATTACTACTATTTATAACAGTCTGTTGTTGTCAATTAATTATTGTCCATAGTATCACCCAACAAACGAAGAAAAAGATAAGTTTTTTAGTTATCTTTTTTATCATTAACCTCCACTGTGAAAATTGATACTTCATTTGACTTGCCTTTTACTTTAACCTGATCTAATTTCTTAAAATTAAATTTATTACGGATTTCTCCGTAGGTATCGTAACCGACTATTAGAGTAGCGTCATAATTTTTAGATATGCCTTCTAATCTACTTGCCAAATTTACTGCGTCACCTAAAACTGAATAATCAAACCTTTGCTTTGATCCCATATTGCCTACTACGGCAGAACCAGAGTTTATTCCAATGCCTATATTTATGTTATTGTCTTTCCCAAAGTGTGCATTATCATTTAATTCTTTTAAACAATCAATCATTTCTAGTGCTGAAGATACAGCTAGTGACCTATGGTTAGGTTGATCTATCGGAGCGTTCCAAAACGCCATGATACAATCTCCCATATACTTATCAATAGTACCACCGTTCTTCATTATTATGTCTGTCATAGGTGTTAGAAATTTGTTTATGATTACAGTAAGTCCTTGTGGATTACTTTGAAACTTTTCTGAAATAGGAGTAAAACCTCTTATGTCACAAAACAAAAAGGTCATATCTCTTGTTTCGCCACCTAATTTTAATAAATTAGGATTTTCTTGTAACTTCTTAACCATCTTTGGTTCTAGGTAATGTTCAAACTGTTTTTTAATTTGTAGTTTTAATCTGTTTTCTCTTGCAAAGTTATTGTATATTAAATGTGTCCATACTATACTACCTATTATTGCGATTGACGACCAATCTGTAATTATCATTTTACTTTGCCATAGATAGCCACTTGCAACTGCTAACTCACAATAGAAACCTATTAAACATAATGATGACCATAGTAGACCAACTCTAGGCATAACAAGTATAAAGAAAGTTAATGCTAGTATTAATATAATCCACTCTGCAATAGGTGTCCAATCTGGTCTAGTTATAAACTTACCTGATAGTAAGGTCTCTGTTGATACTGCCATGATTTCATGTGTGTTCATTAAACCATTAGGTGTTTGTACAAAAGTAGAACCTGTAAACGTAGCACCTATGAATACTATCTTACCTTTCATAGACGACCAATCTTTATCTGCATAATCTACTCTAGGTACGTGGTGTCTGAAATCAATCCATATTTCATCCTGATTAGGTACTTTAAACTTAATAATATCTAAAATCTTTTTAGGCACGGAATTATCCAGAGGTAATTTTCGTATAACATTGTCAACACTTATTGCCACTTCCACGTTAGCGACTGCTAGTGCCCTCCTCCCTATGGCAATTAAGTTCTTTGCTTGATCTGTTTCAGTTAGTATAACTGGATATTTGGAGATCATCTTCAAAAACATTTCATCACCACCAAGTCTATCTTTGTGTACAAATACTACGTTCAGAAATACTAGAGCTGCACCGTTTCTATATGCATTAACTATGGCACGACCTAGTTTGTCTCTTTTCCATGGCCATTGTCCTTCTTTAACTAATGCCTCATCTGATATGTCTAACATTACCAAACTTTTAGATTTGTAATTATTACCAAACTGTTGGTATAAATCAAATGTTTTTAGTTGTAGTGTTTGTAGAGGTATTGGATTATAAAGTTTTATTCCTAATAGAATTACTACACTTACTATTACTGCCCATACGGAAGTAAATTTAATCATATATCTATTTAGACTGGATTATTGTAACCTTAGCACCATTAGATCCAGCTACTAAAGCCTGAGTTTCTATTCCTTGTATTACCATAATATCAAAATTTTCAAGAGAGTTAGTAGTAAGATATACTCTATGATTGTCAAATATTCTATCCATTCTTTTATAACCGTTGTCGCCAGAGTGAACTGAAAAATTTGCTGTATTATCAAAAGTTGAATATCTACCTGTATTTGTTACCGAAGATGAAACACCATTTGTAGTTGTTGTCACCGTTTGAGTTATATCACCTGTATAATAGTTAATTATTTCACCAGTTGCTTTTACTTTAGTGGTAACACCTGTATTATCAACCCATTTTGTACCACAAATGCTATTACTTTTATCCCAATAGTAACCAGAGTATATACAATCAGATTCAGTT